CGCGAAGGCCTCTCATGGTGAAAGTCATCTGATGAATCTACTCGCACGAATCAAAGCGGCATTCACTCCGGAGAAGTACTTCAATTCTTCGATGACGATCCTTCGCGGCGAGCCTGCTAAGAGATCGCCGTTTGAATATCGCGCCGCTGTGAATGCGTACCGATCTTGGATTTACGCAGCGGCGAATCTGAATGCCGTCGCTGTCGCGAGTCAGCCTCTTCGCTTGTACGTTCGAAATAAGAGTCAGTCGACGAAACTCTGGAACACTCGCAAGGCATCGCGTCGAACGAAGGCATATCTTTTCGGAGATCTCGAACAGCGACCGAGCCGATACGCGCTCACGAAGGCCGCAGAGTACGGCGACGACTTCGAGGTCGTCGACGACGCGCATCCGATCCTTCAGTTGCTCTCGAAGGTCAATCCGTATCAGAACGGATTCGACGCGACAGTTCTTCGCGTTCTGTACGGCGAGTTGACGGGCAACTCCTACATTCATCCAGTCATCGATCAGCGTCTCGGCGTTCCGGTGCAACTCTGGACGATGCCTTCGCAATTCGTCGAAGTCGTCCCCGGTCAGCAAGGCGAAGACTTCATCAAGGAATATCGCTACGGCGCGACCGAAGAGCAGAAGCGCGAGAACACATACGCGCCGGATGAAGTGATCCATTTCAAGCGACCGAATCCGGCGGATATGTACTACGGCATTGGGAAGGTCGAGGCCGCTTGGGGCGCGATCATGGCGAACGAAGCCATTCACGAGATGGATGTCGCGTTCTTCGCGAACAAGGCGCGTCCTGACTATCTCCTCGTCGTGAAGTCGCCTGCACACGACGACGAACTCGAACGGCTCGAAGTCTCGATCGACGAGAAACTTCGCGGATCGAAGCGCACCGGACGCTTCCTCACGACGACGGCAGACATCGACCTCAAGCCTCTTTCTTTCCCTCCGAAGGATCTCGCAGGCCGCGAGCAGATCGTCGAAGAGATCGCCGCAGTCTTCGGCGTTCCCGTCTCGATGCTCAAGGCGAACGATCCGAATCTCGCGAGCGCGACCGTAGGCTTCGCATCATGGAAGCAGACGACGATCTTGCCGCTGCTTCGCATGGATGAGGAGACGCTGAATCAGAATCTCCTTCCGCTCTTCAATATCGAAGGGGATGCGTTCCTCTGCTATGACAATCCAGTTTCCGAAGATGAGCGATTCGCATTCGAGAAACTCCGCTCGATGGTTGCAGGCGGGATCATGACCGCGAACGAGGCGAGAATGCGCGAAGGCCTTGAGCCAGTCGAAGATCCGATGGCCGACGCTCTTCTCGTCAACGGACAGCCTCTCGGCGGCCCTGCGCCTGTCGCGCCTCTCGGTATGGCTTCGAGTGCGCCGGACGGCCTCACGGGGCCTCTGGATGCCTCAAACGAGATCGAGGAGCCTCCGATGCTTCCGACACAGCCAGAACAGAAGGACGCGCTCTCGGATTGTGTCTCGGAGAAGATTCCGACGTTGATCGAGGAAGGCTACCCGCAAGATCAGGCAGTCGCGATCGCCTATTCGATGTGCGCCGAAGGGAAGACGCTCGACGAGATCGAGACGAAGGCAATCGGCGACATCGACACTCGTCCTCCGCAGTCGGTCGCCGACAATGCTCGCCGCGCTCTCGAAGTTCGCGCTCGCAAGCCCGAGAGCGAGCGCGGAATGACGGCAGTCGGAATCGCTCGCGCTCGCGACTTGATGAATCGAGTTCGCCTCTCTGAAGATACGATCCGCCGCATGGCTTCGTACTTCGAGCGTCACGAAGTCGACAAGCAAGGCTCCACTTGGGACGAGCAAGGCAAGGGATGGCAGGCTTGGTACGGTTGGGGAGGCGACGACGGCTTCGCTTGGGCAAAGCGCAAGATCGAGGAGTTCGATCGAGAGCGCGAGCGCAACTCCGAGCGGAATAAGAAATGCGCCTGCGGATGCTCCTCGAAGAACGGCGGCGGCGATCCTCCTGCCAAGCCATCGGAGCGCATCAGCGGAAGCGATCGCAACGAGGAAGGCTCCGCGAGCGGATCGCGCGGCGGAATCGAGATCAGCGAATCCACAGAGAATGCTCTTCGAGCGAAGGTCGACGAACACAACGAGAAGCACGGAGACGAGAAAGGGAAGCGCGTCGATCTCGGAATGCTGAAGGCCGTCTATCGCCGCGGCGCAGGAGCGTTCTCGACGAGCCATCGCACCGGAGTCGGTCGCGAGCAATGGGCCATTGCGCGAGTAAATGCGTTTCTGACTCTCGTTCGTCGTGGCAAGCCAGAGGATGCTGACTACACAACCGACTTCGATCTTCTGCCGGACGACCATCCAAAGAAGAGCGATGCGAAGAAATCTGCCTGCGGTTGCGGATGCGACAGCGATCCATTCGAAGGACTCTCGATCGACGACGCTTGGACGAAGGCACTCGAAGACATCGCAGAAGAGATCGACTGCATCGAGGGAAAGAACTGCGGTGTCGGCTCTGAAGGATTCGAGGAAGGCAACACTTGCGGAGGATCAAGCGGCGGCGGCGGATCGAGCGAATCGTCTTCGGCTCCGAAGGAATCGAAGCCTGCGAGCGACAAACCAAAGGCTCCAAAGAAGCCTCGCACGTCGAAGCCTGCGAAGGGATCTCCTCCGGCGGAAGGCATGGCAAAGCCACAGTCGCACTCGGTCGAACTCCCTGCGAAGCCTTCGCGGATCACGATTGATGTCGCAGAGAATGCGTTCCGAGCGATGGGCTACCAGATGACAGCATGGAAGCCATCGGCGACCGGAACGACGGTCACGCTGAAGGATGACTCCGGCAAGGAATCGAAACTACCGATCTCCGATGCGGTGAATCTCATCTATGCGAATTCGAGCGATCCGAAGGCAAACGCTGCTCCGGCAATGAAGCCAAAGAAATCTCTTCTCTCTGATCTCTGGACGAAGATGATCGAGGCCGACGAGATTGATCCGCCGCACGTTCTCACGAAGGATCTCGGCAAGGACGCGCTCAAGGAGTTCGACAAGATCACGAAGCGCGAGGATGAACTCGGCAAGAGCGTCGGTCGCATCTTCGATCGACAAGTCAAGGCCGTCCTCGAACGCATTGCGAAGCAGGACGCTCCGACTCAAGAACTCGCCGCAGAAGTGCAGTCTCTTCTCGAATCGAAGAAGTGGCGCAAGGACATCGTCGACGCGCTTCGACCGTATCTCGAAGACTCGCTCGCCGCAGGGATCATCCTCGGGAAGACGACGCTTGAAAAGATCAAGGCTCTTCCGGTGAACTTCGACAAGCACGGCGAGGATCTAAAGGCATACGCTCGAACAGAGTCGATCCGTCTCGCGAATCGCGCGGCAGACTCGACGAACCGATGGACGGCAGTCAAGTTCTCGAAGGTCATCGGAGACGGAGTCGCGAATGGCGAGACGATTCCAGAGATCGCGGAGCGCGTGAAGACGTGGGCGATCAAGGACGGAGACGCGGAACGCGCAACGACTCGCCGCGCTTTGACGATCGCTCGAACGGAAGCGCAACGCGCGAGCCGACGCGCTGAGGTCGAAGCATGGAAGGCATCTGGCGTAGTCAGCGGGAAGACGTGGCTACTCGCGCCTGATCCTTGCGAGTTCTGCGAGGCCGCGAGCGATGCGTTCTCGAAGAACGCTGTCGGCCTCGAAGACTCTTTCTACGGTGAAGGCTCGGAGATCATCGGGAAGGACGGCGGAATCATGGTCGCCGATTATGAAGCGATCGACGGGCCTCCTTTGCATCCGAACTGCCGATGCGCTCTTCAGCCTCGGCTCGATGACGAGTTCGAAGCAGAAATGCAGCAAGCAGAGCGCGAACTCGCTGAAGCGGAAGCAGAGAATCTCCGCCAGATCATCGCGGAGAATGCAGAAGAGATTGCAGCGATTGACGCTCAAGTCGAAAGGATCATGCGATGAACGATCTGAAGCGGAAGGCACTCGGTGCGGAACTCACTTCGACAGCGAAGGGATTCACCGCAATCATCACGGCAGAGACGCTCGATCGCGACGGCGAGGTCTTGATCCCTGCCGGAATGAACTCGAAGGAGTTCGAGCAGAATCCGACGCTCTTCTGGAATCACGACTACGCCGAGCCAGTCGGAACGACGGTCGGCCTCAAGCGTCGAGAGCGCGACATCGTTGGCGACTTCGTCTTCGCAAAGCGGCCTGACGGATACTCTGGCGATTTCTTTCCCGAGGTCGCCGCTGCTCTCGTCGGCCAAGGCATCGTCCGCGCAGTCTCGGTCGGATACGTGCCGGAGGCCGGAGGAGTGCGCCGCGCGACAGACATCGACAAGAAGAAATACGGCGAGGACGTGAAAACGATCTACTCGCGATGGAAACTGCTCGAAGTCTCGCTCGCTCCATTGCAGGCGAATCCGGAGGCACTCATCACAGCCGTGAAGAAGGGAATCTGTTCGCCTGCTTCCGCGCGGAAATGGTTTGGCATCGAGCCTCCGAAGCGCACGGTCGTTTCGATTTCGATTCCGGCGCACTCATCTACAAAGGCGGCACGGTCGATCATGCTCTCTGAAACTGTAGAGCGCGAAATTGCTCGCGCTCGCGGTCGGCTCTGGCTCTGACGTTCGGCAACGCTCACAGCACTTCGCTTGAAACGCGGCCTCGCTCGGAAGAGAAGAGTTGTTTCTTTGAATTCGAAAGGTACAGACATGAAGACGATGAATCTCGATCAGTTCAAGAACGCGCTTGAAAAGGCCGCTCGCATCAAGGGTGCGGACGGCGTGGCAATGCAGAAGAAACTTATCCTCGAAGGCTACATGATTACCGATGCTGAAGGCATGGCCGTTGATCCAGACACGCTCGACGTGACGATCGCTGCCGCTGCTCCATCGACCGACATGATGAGCGAAGAGGACAAGGAGCAGATCTCGAAGTCGATCCGTCGCGAAGTCGCTTCGCGTCTCGACGCGATGCCGCGCGGCCTCTCGGCTGTCGCAAACATCGACGACAAGCCTTGGGAACGCGCTCGCGTGTACAGCGCAGGCCGCAAGGCGTTCTCCTCGAAGGAGATGGCTTGGAAGTTCGGCACGTGGTGTCTCGCAACTCTCGGCCACAAGAAGTCGGTCGAGAATTGCAAGAACTTCGGTATCGCGATCAAGGCTCATACCGAAGGCGTGAACTCGCAAGGTGGCTTCCTCGTCCCTGACGAGATGGCCGCTGAACTCGTCACGCTTCGCGAGCAGTACGGTGTCTTCCGTCGCAATGCGAAGATCTACCGAATGACCTCGGACACGCTCCGCATTCCTCGCAAGAATACGGGCCTCACGGCGTACTGGGTCGGCGAAGCAATGGCCGCGACCGAGTCGACGATGGGCTTCGACAACGTGCAACTCGTCGCGAAGAAGTTGACCGCGCTCACGACTGTCTCGAACGAACTCCTCGAAGACTCGATCATCGACCTCGCGAGCGATGTCGCGAACGAAATCGCGTACCAGTTCGCGTTCAAGGAAGACGACGCAGGCTTCAACGGCGACGGCACGTCGACATACGGCGGCGTGGTCGGCCTCGCAACTGCGCTCTCGAACGCGACCTATCAAGTCAGCGACTCCGGCGCGGCGACGAACTATTCAAACATCACGTCGGCTCAAGTTTCGACGGCGTTTGCATTGCTTCCTGCTTGGGCGTTCCAACGAAACAACGTGAAGATCTTCTGCAACAAGTCGACCTATCACGCGGTCTTCGAGCGTCTCGCGTTTGCCGCAGGTGGCACGACCGCGAGCGAAATCGTGAATGGCATCGCGACTCCAAAGTTCTTCGGAACTCCAGTCGAATTCACCCAAGTCATTCCGTACACGCCAACGACTGGCGATTCGGTCGTTGCCTACATCGGCGACCTCTCGCAAGCCTGCTATCTCGGCGATCGCCGCGCGACCTCGATCGCGTTCAGCGATTCGGCTCTCAACGCCTTCGAGCAAGACGAGCGCGTCGTTCGTGGAACCGAGCGCGTAGACATCGTGTGCGCGAACGTCGGATCGTCGTCCGCAACTGGTGGCATCATCAAGTTCACCTTCTGATCCATAGGAGAAAGCACACATGAAATCGAATTACAAGATCATTACCGTCGCAGGCGCGGCGACTGCCGCAGGCCTCTTGACCGCAGAATTCGACACGCTCGGATTCTCATACGCATCGATTGCCTTCGTCGACGGAACCTCTCCGACTACTCACGGCCTTTCGACCGTTCTCACGAATCAGTACATTCAACACAGCGACACGGCAGGCTCCGGCCACGCTGCGATTTCTGGCTTCGTTCCTGGAACGGACTGGACTCCATCGAGCGCGGCAGTTGCGACCAACGTCGCGAAGGTCGTCTACAACGTCGACCTCCGAGGCCGCAAGCGATACCTGAAGGTTCAGGCATCGGCAGGCGGCGCGATGACGACGGGCGCACTCGTTTGCACTCTCACGAATCCTGCAGATGGTCGCGTGACCGCTGCGGAAATCGGCGCAGGCGCAGTC